GCCGGCAACAGTAAGCGGCAACTCCTCAACTCCGAGTACATGCAACGCCGCCCCGAGTGCGGTAGTCCCCCGCGTCGCGGTATAGATCACCGTCGAGTCGACCGTCTGCCGCCCCAGCAACCGCTCGTCCGGCGTCAGGAAATGCTCGGCGTAATACTGCCGCCCGGCCGCTGCCGCCGCGAGCAATGCTTGCCGCAATTGTTCCGCCGTCCCGTGCAGGGTGACGAACGCATCGGACACGCCGAGCAACGTATCCACTGCATCGGTGTCGCCGACCGCGATCATCTGGTTCACCAGCGCGACGAACTCCGCATGCGTCTTCGGCACCTCAACCCCGAGCTTCGCGAATGCCGTATTGAGCCGCGTCGTTGCAGCCGCTGCGACATCCGGCGCGGTACCGAAGTTCTGATTGAACGACGCGAACCGCTGCGCGAATGCCTGCGCGCCACCGAGAGCGTCAACGAACTCGGTGATCTTGGTCGGATCGAGCGCCTGCAACGCATCGCCCAGCCCCGCGACCGTTGTGCCGAAAGTCGCGGCCACGTTGACGAAGGCGAGTATCTTGTCGGCGCTCTCCTGCGTAGCACCGGCCAGCGCGGTGTCGATGCCGGCGGTGAAGTCGGCATTGCCGATCAACTGCGTCGCGTCATACACGCCCAACAACGTGTTGCCGAATTTCGCGACCTCATCGGCCGTCCCTTCGAACCCGCGCGCAACCGCTGCGAGCGCCGGATCGAGCACGTCGAATGCCGCGACAATGACTTGCTGCAACACACCGCCGCCGTACTGCTGCAAGAAATCTTCGGTGGTGAACGTGCCCTCCTGCGAGGCGAACGTGGTGTTTTGCAGGATGTCCGCGAGCCGCGCCGACTGCTCATCCGAGAACCGCGTTTCGAATGCGTCGAGTGCGCCCGCGACGATCTTGTTGAATACCTGCGCCGCCTCGCCACTGAATTGCTGCGTGCCGACATCGGCGAAACCAATCGCGCCGAACTTCGTCGCGGTACTGATCTGATCCTCGAAGTCAGTTCCGCCAATCTGGAATTGGCCGCGCACTTCGGACGGTTTCTTGGTGCTGTCCCAATACATGTACGCGGCAATCGCGAGCCCGAGGATCGGGATGGCAGTGCCGACCACGCCCATCGCCGTCGCCATCGTCCCGGCCGCCGCCCCCATCGTAGTGCCCGTCGCCGACAACGTCGCGGCTGTTCCGGCTATGCCAAACTCGGCCGTCTGCGCTGCGAGGATCGCGGCCTGCGAGGCGCCCATACCGCCGAACGCCTCGAGTGCCGCCGCCGATGCGGTCGTGCCGAACGTCGAGCCGGCGGCACCGAACAACGACATCACGTTGCTGATGCCACCGCCGCCACCGGTCAACGCCGCCAATGGATTCTGGGCGGCACCGCCGCCGAGGATGTTCGCCGCCGCACCGCCGGACACGCCAGTCAGCGACGCCGCAATCTGAATCAGGAACGGCTTGACCGTGAGCGAATACAGGAAGTCGAGCAGGATGCGCTTGCCATCATCCTTGATCTTCTGCCACATATTCGTGCCCTTCTGGCCGATGCTGTCGAAGATCGAGCGCGCCGTCGAGTCCAGTGTGTTGAACACCGTCTGCATGTTGGCAACGCCGGTTTCCGTCGCCTGCTTGACGCGCAGCGCGCCATCGATACGCGCCTTCGACAACTCGCCTTGCAGGATTATTTTTTCGCGCATCTTGTCGGACTCTGGATCGAGTGCGTCGAGCGCTTGAATCTGCCGCTTGACCTCCAAGTCGACCTGCCGCGCGGCGGTCAGCAACTCCTGCTCAGCGGCAGTTTTGCCGATGAGCGTAATCTGAAATTCGATGTCGTTGGCCTGCTGCTCCTGATCCCGCTTGAAGTCGTCGGCGAGCTTGCGATTCGCCGCCGCCGCCTGACTGGTCGCTTCCTCCATCTTCGCCAGCGCGTCGGCCTGATCCTTCACCAACTGCACCTGCGCCTTCCAGTACGGTTGCAGGTCGAGGAGCTTCTGCGTCAGCGCGCGATACTCGTCCAGCGAGAGCTTGCCCTTCGGATCGTTGAACGCATCGGTGAGCGCCTTGAAGTCGGCCGTCCAGTTGTTCCACTGGTCGCCCTCGGTCAGCTTGTCGACCACCCCCTTGAAGCGGGTCATCACGTCGATGTGCTTCTGCGTCGCCGACGTCGTGGCGGTCAGTGCAATCAGCGCATCCTGCTGCGACTTGCTAAATGTTTTCCACACCTCCGACGCTTGCAGCTTGGCCAGCCCCTGCTGCGCTGCGGTCAACTTGTCGGTACCGTTCTCGAGTGCGTCCAATGCGCCGTTGGCGGCAGCGGCTTCCTGCCGCATGCTTTGCAGCGCCTTGGTGAATTCATCCAGCTTGTTCTTGTCGTCGCCCAAGCCTTTCGCATTGAGCGAGGTCGGCGTGCGGATGACGTTCGCGTTAGTACCATAGCGCAGGTCGCGCACGTCCGACGTGTCGACCTTTTCCAGCTTCTGAAAAATAGTCTGGTCACGAATCTGCTGATAGATTTTCAGCTTCTTGTTCGTTTCTTCCAGCGTCGAATTGAGCGCCTTGAGATGTTCGTCCGCACTGATCGCGCCGAACATATCGGTCGCGGTCGGTTCGCTGGCCAGTTCGATTTGTTTCTTCGTTTCGGTGACGGTCGTGCCCAGATCGGTGATCCGCTCGACCACCTTGTCGCCCGACACCGTGGCAATCGCGAGCGCCTGCCAGAACCCCGCGCCGGCGTCCTTCGCCGCAAGAAATTGCAGCGCCATCTGCGACAACGTAGGAATCAGCGCATTGGCGAACGACATGCGCATTTCCTCGCCGCCCAACTTGATGAGCGCGAACTGATCCTGCAACCGGTCGGCCGCTTCGGCCTGTTCGTTGGTGACGCGAGTGACGAGTTCGGTCTGCTGGCCGAGTTCCTTCATGAAGTTCGCCACACCGGCGGCGCCCTTCCCCAGCACCGCCTGCATGACGGCGACCTTGTTCCCGTCGTCGGCGTATTTGTTCGCTGCCTTCGACAATTCGAACATGCCCTGCACGGGGTCCTTCAGGAAGCGTGCCGCATCGGCCGCGTTGAAGCCCAAGCGCTTGAACGCTTCGGCGGCCTTGCCTTCGCCGGTTTGAATCTCGACTAGGTTCTTCGAAAATTTCCCCGACGCGGCGGCGACCTCATCCAGCGACGTGCCCGACAAGCGCGCGGCCGGGATGAGCGATGACATTTTCTCGGCCGTCGTGCCGGCCTTTTCGCCCAAGTCTTTCAGGTGCGCCTGTGCATCGATCGCGCCCTCGATCATCCCGGTGAACTGCTGCACCCCGAAGCCGGCAATCGTCAGCCCGGCGAGCGCCTTGAACGAGCCGGTGATCGAGCCGATCTTCTCGTTGACCCCGCGCACCTCGGCGGCCACGTTGCTGCCGAAGCGCTGCACCATCGACGTCGCTGCCGACAGCCCGGTTTGCAGCGACGCGATGTTGGTCGCGATGTTGATAATCAGATCGCCGACGCTAAGCGCCATTGCTTTGCTCCTTTGCCGTGCGCCGCGCCATCGCGTCCAGCCATGCGACCGTGGCCCCCGAAATCGTCGCGCCACGCACGCGCGTCTCGGACTCCGGTTCCGGCTCGTCCCGCCTGAACAACGCGAATGCGTCGAGCTTCACCGGCTCGGGATGCTTCACCCGGTCGCGGTTAATCTCGGCGAGCGTCTGGCAAATCCGCTCCATGCGCAAATCCGCGCGATGCTCCCCCCATGGATCGGTCTGCCACTTCAACCGCCAGAACAACAACTCGCGCCACGGCATCTCGGCCCGCAAGCGATGCACGGTCATGCCGAGATGAGCAGCGAGGTCCATGATGAAATGCTCGTCTGGCGTCAGCCTTTTTTTGCGGCAAGATCATCCAAGCCCAGCGCGCTATTCAGCGCGGCGTTGATCTTCAACGCGAGCGGGACCAGATTCTTTTTGCTCAGCAGCTTGTCGACCCACTCGGCCGTCACCGGCTTTTGGTCCTCATCGAGTAGGAGTTTGACAAACGTGCGCTTCATGTTCGCGTCCATATCCTGCGACGACCGCCGGAACGCGCCGGAAAATTCCTTGATGGAGGTCGGCTCGACAAAAAACTGCATCGTCCGCCCTTGATGCTCGACCGAGAATTCGATCGGCTCCTCGCTGAAACCGTCTAGATCATGTGCCATTGCAACTCCCTCGGGGAAATGCAGCGATCCCCGAGGGAATCACTGCGGTTTAAGCCGCCTGCTGCTGCGGGTGCTCTGCTGCGTGCGCCGACGCTTCCTTCATCCGCTGCGACGCTTCCTTCATCCGCTGCGACCGTTGCTCCTCGGCCGCCTTGCGCGCTACCTTGTCGTCATCCCGCTGCTTGCGCCGCGCTGCCATCAGCGCGCCTTCGGTCGTGATATCAGCCGCGTCGACGTCCGGCGTACGCGTCATGCCGCCGCTGGTTTTCAGCGTAATTTGCAGCGTCTGCTTGTCGTCGACCTTCGCGCCGAACACGCAGCCGCTGACCGACGCGAGGAAGTCGTACTGCACATACGTCTCCATGGTCGAGTCGGTCGGCAACGCCAGCCGGAACGGCTCGGGGTCCGCATGCGTCGAGAACATATCGAACAGCTTGACCTGCTCGGCGCCGTCGGTGTAATTCAGGTCGAGCGTTAGCTGACCGTAATCCGCGAGCCCGGGTATGTTCTCCTTGCCGGTCGACCGCAGATCGGTCGTATCGATAGTTGCCGCCGTCCCATTCGGGCCGCTGATATTGGTGACCGCTTCGACGTCGATAAACGCCGTCAGCGTCTGATGCAAAATCCGAGTGCCTTGTGCCCCACGTCCAGCCATGATCGCCTCTCCGGTTGACCGCTATCGGGGAGGCATCAGTGCGTGCCCGAGTGAATCCAACGGGGCAACAACGGCGTGCCGGCTGAGCCGGGAAGCTATTGCTGCGCATGCTCGTTTCCTTTCGGTGTGGGCGCCGCGATTTCCGACGCCTTGCTGCGAACCCAATCCTTTGCTGCATCCGCTACAAAATCAAGCGCGCGCAGCAAGCGCTCATCCTCGGCCGTCTGCTGCTGCGTCACTGACCACTGCTTGAACGCCGCCAGTGCGGTATGAAACCCGCGCACGCACGCCTGTGCAAACGCGAGGTCGCCGTAGGTCATTGCGTAAACCACACCCGGAACTCAAGCGACGCGCGAAACAGGTTGGCGTCGTCGTCATACCCGGGCGCCCCGCTGACATCGATCGCGCCCACGCTGAATTGCTTGTATGCCAGCATCTGCGCCCGCGCGAGTTCCATGTAATCGTCGGTACCGCGCCGCGTCTTGCCCCACGCATCGATCTGCATGACGCGCCAACGCAGCGTCGCCTCGCCGCGCAAGTCCAGATCGTCGTTACCCGTAATGGTGGAAATAACGAGCATCGGCAGGACATAGCCGGGCGGTTCATTCGTCACCCCTTTGGACGGCAGCTTCTCCTGATGCGCGCGCAATCCGTCCAGCGCCGCGAACACATGCTCGGCGATATTCACGTTGCTTTCTTCGCCGCCAATCTCACGGCTTTCTCCATGCGCAAGCGGGCCGCATCGACCGCCGCGCCGGCATTCTTTTCGAACGCCGGGCGCATGAACGGCGCGGCCGTCATGCGCGACGTGCCGTACTCGATGAAGCGGCCATAGGTTTTCGGGCCGGCGATCGCGTGATACTTGCCGACCGCGCCTTTCTTGCGATTCTTGGCGGTATCGCCGCGCCGCGCGACCAGTGTGAGCTTCGGCTTATTGCGCACCGTGACCGAATGCCGCACCTCGGTTTCCGCCGGCGAGCGCCGCTTGACCGTGATGATCTGCGACTTCAGGAAGCCCGAGCGCACCGGCGCGGTGTCATGCACCGCATCGAGATAGACCTTCGCCGCCGCGAAGTTGGTCGCCCGCAGTCCATTCTTCGCGACCTTCGGGCCGAACTCGCGCAGCGTGCGCTCGAGTTCCTGCAAGCCTTCCAGTTTCATCGTCAGCATTATTTGGTTTCCGAGATGCCGGTTTCGCACAGCAGGATCATGGTCTTGTGGCGCAACTCCACGTCGTCGCAATTCAGGATGTTGTAGTACAGCCCATCGTGGACCACGCGCATCTGCTCGTTGACCCCGGCCAGATAACGGATGACGATTTCATTGTCGGACGCCGCGAACTGCTGCTGCGCAAGAAACAACTCGCGCCCGCGCAGCGTGCGAATCGACGCCCACGTAAAGCCATAGTGCGAATACACCTTGATGTCATCGCCCGCCTCATCCTGAACGAGCACGTAGTCCTCAATCTCCACGTAATGGCGTAGTCGGCCGGCATCCATCGCATCACGCGTAGGTCAGGTTGCCCCACGAATCGAGCAAATACAGCGGCAGGAACGCGGCCGGCTGCGACGCAATCGATCCGCCGGAATTCGACAACTCGCGCACCTCGTAGAACGCGCTCGCCGCGACGAGGATGAATTGCTGCAAGTCCGGCGGCATCTCGGCGAACGTGTCCCAGCCGGTCGATGCAGTCAGCGTCGCACCGCTGACCGACGCGCCCGGCACCAATTCGAAGCCCCACGTCTTGGGGTCCGGTGAACCAACCGTCTGATAATCGGTGACCGGCCCGGCGCCGTTGGTCATCACGACTGCCGACGCGCGGCCATGGCGTGCCACGAACGATTCGCTGAAGTTGCCGCTCCACTGGCGCTCGGTCGGGAACACATCGCGCAGCAAGTAATTCTCGGCGGCGCCGATTGCTGCCGCGATATACAGCGAGCACAGCGCGTCCTCGCTGGTATCGTCGGGCCGCAGCCGCGCATGCTGCTTGAACAGCGGCAAGATTTCCTCGACCAGCGCGTCGCGTTCCTGCGTGAAGCCGACCAGCGTCATCATTGCCCGGCCTCCAACATCACCGCCCACTCGGTCGCGGGTGCACCGCCGGGGATCGGTGGCGGCGCGGTCGTGGTGCGCCGGCACAGCAGCACGCGCCCCATGTGGCGCACGACATCGTTCAGCCGATAGGTGTCGCCTTCGGTGTACGCACCGCGCCAGTTCATGCCGACGCCGTTGACACCATCGCGCGCGCGCTTCAACGCCATGCGCCACGACGCCGATGCGCCATCGGTACCCGGCACCACCCCCTGCGACGGCGCAATCGCCGCCCATAGCGTGCCGTCATGCGTGACCCAATCGCCGGGCTGGTAGTCGGCCTTGGCGTCGAACACCTCGCGATAGCGGAACCCCTCGCCGACCGGCCCGCGCAAATTCGGGTCCGCGCGCAACTGCTCGAAAGCGGCGCCCATGCTGAGCGCCGCTTCCTTCGCCGTCGCCCGCACCATCTCGATCGCGCGCTCCTCGAGTGCCACCAGCCGCGCGTCGATGCGCGCATCCAGCGCGCCATCGCGCGCGGCTGGTGGCACTCGAGGAG